AATCACGGGCAGAAGAATAGATAGCAATGGTGTTCGTAAAGACGATGACACTAACCTACCTATAGTACAAACCTTAGAAGTATCAGACACAGATAAATCTAGATGTCTATCTACCTTAACTAAGGATACAGTATTGTCAGACTTACCTCAAGGTAGATACCCTGATGCTTATGGTGAACATGTTATGAGGTGGAGAAAGCTAACTGTAAAGGAATGTTGTAGGTTACAGACACTACCTGATGACTACTGTAAGTCAGTCAGTAACTCGCAAGGTTACAAGATGCTAGGCAATGGTTGGAACAACGAAACTATCAAGGCTATACTAAAGGGTTTGACAATCAAATCAAATGGGAATATAGCTTGAAAAGAAATGTACGAAACTATGGAGAGATCGTGATGACTAAATATTATTCAAGAAGTAAGCAGAAGTTTGTGGATATTGAGCAGATGCCTGATCAGTATGTTCGTAATGCTTTTGTTAAGATGTGCAAAACTGAACCTACTGAAGATGTTATCTTTGCTCAACAACAGAGTGAAAGAGCAGATAGGTCAATGAATGAACGTAACTTTCTACAAGAAGAAAATGAAAGCCTTGAAGTAAAAGTTAAACATTATAAGAAACTTTCAGAAGATAACTTTGTATCTAGTGTAGATGATCTAGGTGAGATAGAGTTTCTTAGACACCATAATAAAGTTGATATTCAAACTATTAACAAGAATATCGACACCATGTCTAACATGGCAGATAAGATACAAAGCCTAACCAAAAAAAACAAAGAGCTTAAGAAAGAGTTTTCTGTACAGATGGAATACTCTAAAGATATTGTCAAAGAACTAAATGACAAAGTAAATAACACTACCTACCAACCCTACGATAAGCAAGGTAGGGTTAGAGATTATCAGGTGGAGTATACTAAGGTAGCTAAGGATAGAGATGCCTACAAGAAGAAAGCCAATGAAATGGAAATGGCTAAGATGAATATCAATCGTGATTTGTTAGATACCAAAGACAAATTGAAAGACACAGTATCTAAACGTGCTTACCAAATTATGTTTGATGAGTGTCAGAAAATTGCAAAAGATTTAGACAAAGCGAATGAAGAGAACAAGCAGTTAAAGTTTCAGATAGAACAAGTGGACAGAAACCAAACTGTATCTAAAGAGGCTTATGATATAGCATGGCAAAACATGGAACTGTGGAAAAAGAGATATGAAAGTCAGCTACCTACACCAATCTTAGGTGATGTCAAAATGTTTAGCGAGATACCTAATGATCCTGATGGTGGTAGCTTTGTCTATCTTCTCAGAAAGTATCTAAATAATGTCAGCTACAAGATAAGAGTTCGTGGTCAGTATCTAGATGAACAAACCAAAAAGACAGAAGGTTGGAGGAAGTATGAGAGAGGTCAGCCACTCGAAAAGTCTAAGTGTTTTAGGGTTTATATAGATGTCAAGAAAGATGTTGACTAGGTAGTTTGTCTGTAGTAATTGTTGGTTTCATTTTAAATATAGGAGATATAGAATGAATGACGATGTAAGAAGAGAGATAGACGTTGCTCTCAAAACTCAAAAAAAGCTAGGCAAGAAATCCTTCAAAGATTTGTGGATATCATCAGGTTGGTTAAGCTTAGATAAGGTAGGTACGTTAACCTTTAAACCCGTTTTGGGTAACTCACAATTTAATAAATTTAAGGGAGGAGGTTAATGGTTAAAAAAGTATTACTAGACTATCTAGAAAACAAGTTAGAGCAACTAGGTAGAGTTAGAGTTGGTGATATAGTTAATAACAAAGATGATGAAATCAAACACTACATAAACTTAGGTAAGATTAAATTTGCACAAGAATTAAGGGAGAAAGTTAAATGAGTAGAGAACATTTTGTGGAAAGCCACTTAGAAGATAAGGTAAACGAGTTAATCTATGAAGAAGATTTGTCAGAAGAAGATGCTATCATTAAAGCTCGTAGCATTTATGATGGTGAAGTTAACCTTATGGAAGAGCAAGCCAAGAAAAGACACGATGAAGAAAACCTACCTAAGATACATGGGTTGCAAACTAACTTCACTACGGGTATCTACTCTAGTGCAATACTAGTAAATAAGATAACAGACTATCTAGAAAGTAATTCTAGTTCAGATAGCCAATCCCATGAAGTAAATATCTTTTGTGTAGAAATGATGGATCAAATTGTTGATTGGCGAAAGGAGATCGACAATGCAGAATAAAGAAATCCTAACGAAACTTCAGCAAGGTTTGTATCCAAGTGAGATAGTCTTAGCTAAGGTAGTAGAACTTCTTCAAAATGAAAGATGGAAACATACTACAGAAATAAAAGACTTTAATAATTTACTTCTTGGTCAAATAGATGATTGGCAAAGGGAGGTAGCTAGTGCAGAATAAACAAATGGCAAACGTGGACACTAAACAAATGGCAAACGTGGACACTAAACATGTGTTTAATTCCCATGTTAGTGTTCAATTGCCTAGCCTTTCATCAGCAAAAATGGATAGAAAATTTAAAGAATTTTTAAGAAATAAAATAAAAATAATTAAAAATAAAAATAAATTTAAAGCTTGTTTATCTAGTTAAGATAGGTTAACAATTAATTTCCTACTACTTCAGGTAGGTTAACCAAAAGACTTTTAGTCTTAGAAAGAAGAAATATTATGGATAGCATAATAACTATAGATCAAGAAAAATCTTTACGATCAAATACAATTCATGAGCATGGAAATCCTTTTGATGTTTCTTTGTTTGAAGATAATGCAAAGATAAAAAGAATACCTTTGTTTGCTTTTGACGAAGATCAATACGGGATTGGAAACCAAGTTAAGCTTAACAACTATTCAGGCTTATATAATGAAAGCTTGGGTGAAGTACTTCAAAGCCGACCTATTGCAGATACCTATAAATTAGTTCCTCATGAAAGTTTATTCTTTGAGCAAGCTAAGATATTAGATCAAACTGATTTACCAAAACAAAATATAAGAGTTGTAGATAAGTTAGTTAATGGTGGCTTACAAGCACAAAGAACTATTTATTATGATGATTTATCTGTTCCCGTTTCAAATTCTAGAGATATAGTAAAAGCAAGAATTGACGTGTTTAATTCTGTGGATACGTCTTGGGCTTTCCAAGTTTTCTCAGGAGCATATAGAGATTTGTGCAGAAATACTTTAGTTTTTGGTGGTGAGAAATCATATCATCAAAAGAAAAAGCATACCTTAAATCTGTCGCCAAGTGCTATGGTTCAAAAAGCAGGCTTAGGCTTATCTATGTGGCATCATCAAAAAGATTTGATGCTTAATTGGAGAGGTGTTGAAATTACTGATCAACAATTTGCAGATATGTTAAAAGAAACTATCTGTATTAAGAAAAGTAAATCAGCACAAGTTGGTATTAATCCCGTCAATGAAACTAAGATGAATTACTTACTTCAGTTATTTGATGAAGAAAAGAAGGAACTAGGTTCTACTCTTTGGGGTGCTTATAATGCTTTAACACATTGGTCAACTCATACTGATCATCAAGTATCTAGATACAATCCTGAAACTTTAAAGATTGACAATATACGAGGTGGTCGAACTAATGCTAACAAGCCTAATGTAGAGAGACAACGTGCAGATGTAGTCAGGGAATTATTGACAAGTGATGCTTGGCAATCTTTAGAAATGGCATCAGCATAATGAATGATGAATTAGCAGGAGCATTTTTATTATATAGAACTTTAGTTGTGATAGCAGTTATTCTGCTATTACTTCTATTACTTTAGGAGAATAAAAACATGAAAAGATATCATTTAAATAAGATGTCAGATTTGTTAGAAACTTTATCAATAGTATCTAACAATGCTAAAAATAAAGGTCATAGGTCGGGCTTTAGATGTCATGAACTAGCTAAGCAATTAGCAGATCAATTTCAGGTATTCTTGCCTACGCTTGACACCATTGTTAAAAATAAAGAAGTCAAAAACAAAGCAGATAGTATGCACGTTATGACTAATGGTGAACACCAAATATATCAAGTTATAAGTTATTCAGGGTTTCTTAAAATGTCAGAAATTGCAATGTCAGACAAGCACAACAAATCCAAGAACACCACTAGACAATACGTTCACATATTGCAGAAAAAAGGTTTTGTTAAATCTATTAATGTTATTGGAAAGAACCATAAATATTATAAAGCAATACCTTTACATTTTACAACTATGGATCAACATTTGATTGCTAATTTAATGAGTTGACACAGTTTATTAAATAATATTACAATTAGCCATGCTAGGAATTATCTTAGCGTGGTTTTTTTAAACCTATAACTTAAATAAAGGATTTCTTACAATGGAAACAAAAACATATTTAATTAAACATGAATATAATTATAAAGATAAAAAGTTGGAAAGTATTTCAGGATCAACAATTAAAGTTCAATTCAAGATCATGGATAGTCTAGCCGTTTTAGAAATAGTTGGAACTTTAAAAGGTCGAACTTATGAAGAAATTAAGCACGTTATTATCTGTCATAAAGATCAGAATTTATTAGTTCTTAATACTAAAGATGAGCAAGTAAATAATCATGGTCAAGAGTTTGATAAAGATAGAATTAGATTTGAAACCACTCATGAAGAATTAAAGATAGATCATGGACAGTTTGACGAAGAGCTTTTTATTGATCAAAAGGTTATCTTTAATACTAAGCATTTAATCAGGGATACTTTCAACAGTACTGTTTTAAATGAATTGCAAGAGTTAATAGTTGATGTTTTAGCCAATAGAGAAGATAGCCAAAAAGAAATACAAGTTGATCTTGAAGACTTAATAAAGGAGCAAAGTTAATGAATAGGATAGCAAATAGAAATAAATCAGACTTTGTTTTATTCCTTAAAGATTTATATATGATATTTTCTTTAATGTGTATTGGCTTCACTCTTAGCTATTTCATGGCTTTATCTTTTGGCTTAGATACTAATCTTAGTTGGGGGGTTTAATCATGGCTTATTTCTTCACTTGTAAAGTTTGCGACCATAAAGAAACCTTTACTGATACTTTCGAGATCCCGTTGGTAGCTTTGGAGGGATCACTTGCAGATTATGAAAGCGTTATATGTAATAGTTGCATTACACATAAAACAAGGCTAAAAGGTAATTATATTATAATCAATAGGAGAACAAATTAATGACTATACAATATTATGAGAGATCACATATAAACCAAGAAGATAGATCAGTTCAAGACAAGGTTTATTGTGCAATGGTAAAGAACTTTACTAGTTCAAGATCAGGTAAAGCAATTGCTAATCAGTTTGTTATTACTATTGAGAATGGTGATACAATCTTTCAGAGTTATGAAAGTATTATTGCAATCAAGACGTTTTGTGGAAAGGTTTTAGTTGATTGCGATAGATGGGATTATTCAAATACAACGTCAAGATATAGAAAAGTATTTCTTGGCGAAAATACAAAAGAGACTAAAGAGAAGATAGACAATGGGACTTATTTATTAACAGACTTAAACGGGTGTATGTCAAAATATAGATAACCTTCAGTCAATAAAAGATCATTCAAAGCCTCTTAGATTAGTTTCTAGGGGGCTTTTTTGTGTGTTGGTGCAAATAATACTCAAACCTTTGGTATTGCTCAGGTTCAAGCCATTTGGTTGTTTGGGTTATTGCTCGCAATGTGCCTACCTTTGGAATAGTTTAGGGTATTACTTGTGCATAAAACCATTGGCAAACCCTTACGGGCGTGTGTGTGATGTTATGCAATGGTTTTGCATGGTGGTAATTAGTTGGAGCTTGTTTTCCTGTGGTTCTGTGGGCTTGGCAAAGGGGCTAAAAGATTGCGTATTCTTAAAATATAAAAATATAAACCTTGCGTGTGTGGGCGTGTAAGGGTCACCCCACCCCCCCCTGCATCTGCTAGCAATGTCGACATATTTTTACTGGAATGGGTTACTTGTACAGACTATTCGCATCCCTTCGGGTGTCCCTATGGGTGTCCCTATGGTACAGAGGTGATACTGTGTGTATCCCGGCGTGTATACTCCGATTATATCGTTCTTATCGGATTTGTCAACAACTATCTCTGTATAAATTTTTTTTATACTATATAGTTGACACATCTGTACTTAATTAGTATACTTGTGGTATCAAGGCTAGTTTCGGGCAGCAGCAATCACATCAATCAACCGTGCTTTGGCTCAAGCTTAATGTCCTTGACATCTTTCAATAAGAGATAACCTATGTTTGAAGCATTTGTACTGATATGTACGCTAGGACTACCCGAAGTATATGGAAACTGTGAAGAAGTCCATGATACACGAGGTCCTTATGCCACAGAACATAGATGTAAAGTAAGAGTGGTAGAGATAGTTCAGGAATTACCTGACTACAGACCATACTCCTACCCTAAAGGATACCGTTGTGACCAATCTACTGCCACAAACAAACAATTCACGTGATATATCCCCCCAACAAGAGAACTTCCTAACCAATCTGTTTGAGAATGGTGGCAATGTAACCGATGCAGCACTGACTGCAGGCTACTCTAAGGGCAGCGTAACGTGGTTAAAGACCAGTTTAGCTGATGAGATAATCAATCGCACAAAGAACGTACTGTCTATGCACGCTTTTAAGGCTGCTACACGGATAGTAAGCACAATAGACAACCCAGTACCCGAAAGAGGTGACGACCTACGCTTCAGGGCTGCAGAATCGCTGTTAAACAGGGTTGGTCTCGGAAAACAAGAGACAACTAACGTAAACGTGCAGGCAGTTCATGGTATTGTTCTGCTTCCACCAAAGAAAGACGTTGTAATTGACGGATAAACCCCAGAGGGGTCGACCTAAGAAAGACCCTGACGCACCTACATCCTCTTACTTCCTGTCAACTGCAGAGAAGGCAAGACGACAGACGCAGAAGAGATTACGTGATGCAAAGAAACGTGCAGAGAAAACAACAAAGGTAGCAGAGAGTAAAAGAAGATATGCTAGAAAGCTTGAAGAAAAAGTTAACAACGTTGAGAAAGCTCTTAAGGGAGATGCAACCACCATTATCGATACAGGCGAGTTGGCATCACTTCCTCCACCTGTCCAAGAGCTTGTGGGCAATCGTGAAATCGTTTTCCAACCGAATGAAGGACCTCAAGAGGAGTTTCTGTCGTCTAGTGAAAGAGATGTTCTCTATGGAGGTGCTGCTGGTGGGGGAAAATCTTTCGCCTTATTGGCAGATCCACTTCGCTACTGCGTTAATGGTAATCATAGGGGTCTTCTTCTCAGGCGTACTCTTGATGAACTTACTGAATTAATAGATAAGTCACGACAGCTTTATCCAAAGGCGTTTCCCGGAGCTAAGTTCAGGGAGTCAAAGTCAACGTGGCATTTCCCTTCGGGAGCAACGATCTGGTTTACGTACTTAGACAAAGACAAAGATGTGACCCGATTTCAAGGACAGGCTTTCAATTGGATAGGGATAGACGAGATAACACAATACCCAACACCTTATGTGTGGGACTACCTAAGATCAAGATTGAGAAGTACAGACCCCGAACTACAAAAAAGTTTGTATATGAGGTGTACTGCCAATCCGGGTGGAATAGGTGGATGGTGGATTAAGAAGATGTACATCGATATGGGGGAACACAACAAACCGTTTCCTGCATCAGATGTCGAAACAGGCAAACCGTTCTACTGGCCGCAAGGTCACGAAAAGGAAGGTCAACCATTGTTCTATCGCAGGTTCATACCTGCACGATTAACGGACAATCCTTACCTTATGGCAGACGGGCAATACGAATCAATGCTTCG